TGGATGAGGACGAGAAGCCGATGCTGGCGCTCATCCGCGACCTGCGTGATGCCTACGTCAAGAGCAAGGGGGGAGTGGAGTGAGCCTAGAAAAGAAAGCCGCCGAGTTGCTGCTGCTGGAAGCCATCGCCGCCGTCGATAAATCAACGTTTCATGGTGGCCGCTTCGACGGCTGGCAAAGAAAGGGCGGCGTCCATAACGGCCCTGAAATCAGTAGGCGCGTCCGCGTGTACATCGTTGACATGCAGAAGGCACTTGCCCACTACGAGGAAGCACTGGCGTTCTACGAGGCAGCAAAGCCATGACCCAATCCGATAAAGACCTACTGACCGAACGCGTGCTGAAGCACATCCGCGAACGGCTGGCGAAGAACAAGAGTAAGAAGGACAAGCAGGTGTTCCTGTCCGATGAAGCGTGGGAACTTATCCTTGCCCGCCTTGCTGCCGGGGAGAGGGAGGAGGGCGCGGTGTACGGAATCATCGACCCTGACTACGGACGCATCTACACCATCGCCCGCCTGCTGGCGTGGTCGGAGGGCTACGCAATCACGCTGAATGGTTCGTTCACGCGCGACCTCGATCTGGTGGCCGTGCCGTGGACCAATACCGCATGTGAACCGGAGCATCTGGTGCGTCGTCTACTGTCATCGACGGACCTGTTGCGCGCGATTCATCGTGACGATAGCGAGCCGGGGCCGCCTAGCGAGAAGCCACACGGCAGATTGGTGTGGACGTTGGTGTTCGAGAAGTTTGGCGACCCGCGCTTCGTGGATTTCTCGGTACTCCGCCACCCCGCTCCCGCTCCCGCTCCCGCTCCCGCTCCCGCTCCCGCTCCCGCTCCCGGTGTAGTCGAGGAACTGGAGCGGAGGCTGTCCGAGGCCGAGAAACGAGCGGAGGGGTTGGAGCGACCGCCAAGCCTTGATGCCCTTATTAAGGCGATTCGCGAGGCACCAACAACGCTATCTAGGCCGAGTGATTTTACTCGTTATGGATGGAACGCCGCTCTCAATGCCATCTATGAGCTACGTAAACTGTCAGGAGAAAGCAAGTGAGCAAAGTCGTTTCGCTGGACAGCCATCGCACCAGCCCGCATCTCTGCGGCCTCGCGGTCTGCCTGTCGTGCAAACACGAATGGTCGGCAGTCGCGCCGGTCGGAACCGTCGTGGTGATCTGCCCGAAGTGCGATTGCGATGGAGCACTTAAAGGGTTTATCAGACATGACGGGGACAGTTGGGTCTGCACCTGCGGCTGCGACCTGTTCCGCTATGACCGCAAAGGAGCGTACTGCATCAAGTGCGGCGTCGAACCTATCTTCGGAGCTAAACCATGAGCAACGACCCAGAGCGCGAGGCGTTTGAGCAGTACGCAGCGACCTCAATCGCCTACGACTTCGATTTGCAGCGCCACCAGAACGGCCTGAGTTACGAGAACGATGCAACCGAGGCAGCATGGTGCGCGTGGGCCTATCGTGCCGCCCGCTCTCTCCCGCCAGTCCAGGACAAGGGGGAGGGGCCACTTGGGACAACTGATGGCGTCTGCAATTGGTGTGGGCGATGATTTCCGAATACCGAGGTCAGTGGCCGTGCCCAACGTGCGGCAATCCGGGAGGCGTGCTTGACCACGCCGGAAGATCTAACGCACCCGCAGAGCGTCCCGACGCGTGGCCAGTAGTGCTGACGGCGCATGGTGCGGAGGAATTGCTACGCATCCTGTCGCCTGAAAGCGATGACCTGAAACTTGTACGCGCCCTCCGCGCCCTCGCCTCCGGGCAAACGGTGTGCGTGCCTGCCGGTGGTGACGACGCGAGGGACGCGGCGCGGTACAGGTGGCTGCGCTCTGACGAGTCCACGTTCGCCGTGTTCATGCCGCGCAAGTACGGGCATATCGCGTTCCTAGAGGAAGGGCTTGACTCACACATCGACGAAGCGATGGATGCCGTCAACATCCCTACACCGGAGAAGCAGGAGTGATCGACGCAGATAAGTTCGTGGCCGCGCTGGAACGTTCACTGAAAGAGCGATACGACGTTTGCCAAGACTTCGCGGCAACGCCGTCAAGCATCTTGCTCGCCGTGCTGAACGCCGTAGCCGAGGCGAGGGTCGAGGCCGACGCCGCCCGCACCACTACACCGGAGAAGAAAGCGTGAACGACGTGCGCGACTTGCTGGCGAAACTACACGGTGCCCGTGAGCGCATCAACCCAAACCAGCACTACGACCACGACGGGCTGACCATGCGCGGTGAACAACTGCTGGAAGTGACCGACGCAGCTATCACGCTGCTCAAGGCTTTAGGTGATGACGCCATAGCAATGCCACGCCTCAAGCAACTACTCGAAGTTTTGGAGGACTTACCATGACCGTGGATGAGCGCGCAGCATTCGAGGCGGTAATGGCGTCGCTGGAATGGCCCACCGGCAACGGGGCTTGCCATGAAATGTGCTGGCGCGTGTGGCAAGCCGCCCGAGCCGCAGCACCGGCCACGGAGAGGGCGGAGCGCATTTTCATCGACTGCGAGTTCAACGGCGGGCGCGGCGCGCTGATTTCGATGGCGCTGGTATCTGACTACGGCGAGTTCTACGAGGTCGTGGAGTGCTCCGAGACGATTCAGCCGTGGGTTGCAGCTAACGTCATTCCGGTTCTCGGTAAGCCGCCGATTGCGATGGGCGAGTTCTACAACCGCCTGTTCAAGTTTCTCGACCTGCACAAGAATCCGGTCATCGTCGCCGACCATCCCGCAGACCTCGCGTACTTCGCCAATGCCGTCATCACGGATAACGTCGGCTCGCGCTACGCAAGAGATTGGCGGGCCGAGTGCGTGGCTGACCTGCCGTATAAGAGCCTAGTTCCGCACAACGCGCTGGAAGATGCTCGGGCCATCAAGCGCGCTGCGGAACCTGACATGCCATACGAAGGCCCTACGCTTGACGAACTCGCAGCCGCCCCCGCTCAGGCCGAGCAGCCGCGAGCAGTGCAGCAGGTTCCGGAGTTCTCCGAACGGCTGCGGCATTTGCTGAATGCCGCCAGCGCGGAGAACGCCAGCAACACGCCTGACTTCATCCTCGCGCAGTACGTCCAGTCCTGCCTCACCGCCTACAACGCGGCGGTGCTGAGCCGCGAGGCGTGGTACGGGCGGGTCAATGTAGGGCCGGGAGGCGGTTCCGGCGCAGCGCCCGCCCACGACAGCACGCTGACCACGACGGACACCAACGCCGCTACTGCGGGGGCAACCGAAACGAAGGGCGGTAGCGAGGTAACGAAATGAGCTTTCGAGGCAAGCCCCTGATCGTCGCCCCTCGCCCCTGGTGGCGGCATCGCATCTTTCCGTGGGGCTGGTATTCGCTCAGTCAGGACGCGCTGCCGACGTATGGCGAGATGAACGCAGACGGTCACTACTCGCCGAACGATGGTGGCGGCGGGCCTTTTGTATGGTCGCCGAACGCCCCTGATAACAGCGGGGGGATTATCAAGCCGAGCGGTGGCGACACAGCGGGGAAGGCGTGAGCGCAGCCCGCCCCCTGGCGCAGCTGCTGACGGTGCGCGAGTGCGCCGGACCGTTGCGCTGCTCACCCAAGCAAGTGCGCCGGCTGATCGACGGCGGCGAGCTCAAAGCCGTTAGACTCGGCATCGGGGCGAGGTCGGATCGGGTTCATCCGGACGATCTCGAGGACTACATCAACAGAAGCCGGAAGGCACACGCATGCCCATCGAGCGCCGCGGCGAAGCCTGGCAGGTCACGGTCAATTGGCACGGTCAGCGCCATCGTCGATCTTCTCGCTACTGGTCCCGCACTCAGGCGAGTGAAGTAGAACGCCAGCTCATCAACGAGCTGCACGCAAGCTCAGTCGGTCGGCAGCCCGATCGCACCTTCAATCAAGCCGTCGAAAAGTGGGTCGCGGAGGAACTCCCGGCCATCAGTGACCAAGCGCGCGAGAAGTCGCACCTGCGCGCGCTGGCGCCGTTCATGGAAGGCAAGTTGCTGACCGAGGCCCCGGAAGTCGCGGCCGCAGCGAAGAAGGCGTGGAGCGACCTGTCGGCCGGCACGGTCAATCGCAGGCTTGCAATCCTGCGTCGGCTCGCGAACCTCGCATGGAAGAAATGGGGCTGGCTCGATCAGCCCGTCGGCCAGCGCGTCAGCCTGCTGCCGAACAAGCACCAGCGGCATGCCTATGCGACGGCAGCGCAGGTCGAAGCACTGGCCCGCGAGATGCCGCGCGCCGGCGGCTACGTCCTTCTGGCTGCGTACACCGGGATCCGTCGCGGGCAATTGTTGCGACTCACGCGCGCCGACGTCGTGGACAACTGCTTGAACCTCGGCACCGAAGGCAAGACCGGCCAGCCGCAGCTGGTGCCGCTGCACCCGCGCGTGCGCGCGGTGGCGCGCCGCTTGCCCATCTGCACGGCGCAGATTCTGCGCGACGAATGGGACGACGCCAGGCGCACTGCAAAGCTCGGCAATCTGCGATTCCACGACCTGCGACACACCGCAGCTTCGTGGTTGTTGCAGAGCGGCGCGAGCCTTAAGCACGTCTCTGATTTGTTGGGACATTCGGACCTTCGAATGGCCCAGCGGTATGCGCACTTGCAGGTGGCGGACCTGCGTCGCGCGGTGGCACGGATGCCACAAACCCGCCACAGACGCAAAACGGCCTAGACCGCCATCTCCCTGATTCCTCGACCTAAAAGCTGGTGCCGGCGGAGGGATTCGAACCCCCGACCTACGCATTACGAATGCGCGCAGGCCGAAAGACTGGGGTGCTGTCCTGAGGAAGGAGGTGGCGTTTAAGGGCCTTTCTGGACCACTTTTCCGCCACCGGTGCCACAGACCTGCCACAGGACTTAGGCGCGCTCTCCGCTCATCCTGCGCAGCCCAGCGAGATTCTAGCCTAGGTCAGGTCCGTCACCGGCAGCGGGCCGTGATTCGATTAGATGCCCTATTCGAATCATCCAAATTTATCCCCGTTCGGGTATAACGCTGGTTTATCCCTGAGCGGGTATATCACACAACCTGCTCTACCGGATTCGACAGCGGCCCGAAGGTCTCCTCGACGTGCGGGTCGCGGGCGTCGGCGATGGTCCAGTGCTTCTGGTTCTTGTCCGCGTTTAGCCTGGCAACGTGCGCGACGATGCGCTCGGTGTAGTCCGAGGCGTAGGCTACGTCGCGGCCTTGGAGATATTCGGGGATGGAGATCAGGCGCATCAGGAATTCGTCTGTTGGCTTAAACATCAAACTGCCCGAAGGCACGGAGCGTCGAAGTGTTTGTGAAATTTGCTTCGCTCATATTTGCGTGGCTCGCCGCGCCGCCCTGTGCGAGGTTGAAATTTCCGTCGCCAGTGTTTGCTCTGCCCCCTATCGCGCCAGTGATAGTTGCTAAACTGTCGTAGTAGTAGACGTAAAGTCCGGAGACAGAAGAGCCGTTAAACGAAAACGGCAGGCCACCGATCTGCGCCGCGCCAGTCGAGCTACCTTTTGCGGTCAGAGTAATGCTCACTTCAAAAAACACGCGGTTCCCGACTCTGGTGTATCGACCAGTTTGCGTGCCGTAGGTCATGCCAGTGCTTGCGCCTCCGAATAGAAGTGTCGGAGTAAAAGTCGTGTACCTGAAATAGTCCAAGACATTCGCTTGGTTCAGAGCAGCATTTCCGAACTGTGCTCCATAAAGTTGAAGGCCCAAGCCCGCCCGCTGCCTATCAATCAGTGTCCCTGTCCCGCCGTCCGTTATCGGATTCGCTGTGCCGCCTGCATTTGATGGGTGCCACACCTCGTTATATAGGCCACCAACGATAGTCACGCCATTTGTGACGGTCGCATCAATGTAGGCTGGTGCAATTCTGTTGTCATTGCCGGTGATTAAGTAAGCATATGTCATGCTCTCGGCTGTTTCTTCGAGATAGCGATTGCCATCCCCGCCTAACTGTTGAACACCTGTCGTTCCGCCCGTGCGCTTGTTGTCCCTCCATACGTTCGCATTAACGGCGGCACCATTACCGACCTTGGTGTGAGTGGTGTTGTTCTCAAAGAGGCAATGTTCAGTTTTGTTGAAATAGGCATCAGACGTGGCGCCAACGCCCATTTGCTGCCCAATGAAAAACCCTTTTATCCACGCTCGAAGAACGCTACCGAACTCACTTAAATTTTGGTTGATTCCAATGGAAGCTCCAGCCGCTCCGCTCTTTGAGAGTTTGATGTCCGTGAGAACGGGACAAAACAAACTTCCCGGAGTTACAGGGCCAATGGCCGTTCCCGTTCCGGTGTACTGGAGTTCGCATGTGCCCCAACCGTCCCCCACTAATCCTGCCGGAAGTTTGGTTCCGACCTGATAGAGCAGAGTTGAATCAAACGAATAGGGCGCAGATGCAGCAGGTATGCGAATAATTCTCTGCGCTGCTAGCGCGGCATTTATCGCCGCTGAGTTGGTAGCGGCGGACTGCGTTGGGCTTGCCCCAAACTCCAAGATGGTCAATCTAGCACTAACCTCTTTCAGCCACCTTCCTGCCCCACTAACTGCCGTGGGCTTGATGACCGTGCCGCCGTTGTCAGTGGCTACGCTTGAGGCGGACCAGTAGAACTGACCTCCGCCGCCGTCTCCTGCGGAGTAGTAGCCGAGCAGGTTGGCGTCTTGGTGGTCGTACCCGCCGATTATTCCTCGCAACGCCGCAAGATTCACGAACTGGAGACCGCCAACAGCGATGCGATCTTTGGGACCTTCGATGCTGGCGAGATTCTGGTCCTTGAGCTGATAGGAATAGTTCTGCTCGGCGATGTAGATGTCGTTCACCGGCCTGCCGAGGCTGTCCGTGCGCTGCGGATTCGCGATCGGAATCGTCAATCCGACGTCGGAGAATAAGTTCAGAGGATTGGCGACCGGATCCTGCCCGTAGGAGCCAATGTAGATGTAGCCGTTCAGTACCGGCTTGCCAGAGCTGCTGATGATCTGCTCGATCTGGCGGAGTGCGATGGTCATTTTTCTGAGCCCTCAAAAAGAAAGCCCCGCCTGGGCGGGGCTCGTGTGCTGGATTGGTTTACTTCGCGCCGCTCTGCAGTGCTTCCGGCAGCACGCCGGCGCCAGCACCGAGGCCGGCACCTTCGAGTGCGGGGATTAGGTTCGGCGCGATGGCGGCGCTCGTGGCGGCCTTCACCGGCGCATTCGTCACGGCAACCGAGAGCGGCTCCGTGAGCATGCCGCCGACGCCAGGCACGAGACGACCGAGCGAGCTGATGATCTTGCCAAGCGCATCGGTCGCACGAGCGCCTCCGAGCAGGCCGTTCTTTCGGATGCCTGGCGGGCCCTGCAGCAGCTGCCCGGCCTTGCCGATCTTCGTGAGCATGTCGACCTCGCTCGGCGAGAACAGCACGTCGAGCTTGCCGGACTGCTGAAGCGAGCGCAGGCCCTTGTTGTAGGCGTCCTGAAGGAAGATGTCGCCGCGGCCCTTCGTCGCCTGCTCGCGCAGACCGTAAAGCACCTGCCCGCGGATCTGATTCCACGCACCCGGGTCGGCATGCGTGAGGAAATCGCGCAGCTCCGTGACTTCGGAGACCTTCGCCTGCGGGCCGATCACGAACTTGCGCAGGAAGTCGTCCGGTGCCGTCTCGCTGCCCTGCACGCGCACGTCCTCGAGCGCCGGGATGGCGTTCTCGAGCACGCGGCGGGCCTTGGAGGCAGCGCGCGCCTGGCGGAAGAACTCGGCGCCGCGCATTTCGTTGGAGCCCGTGACGGTGTCGAGCACGCCCTCAAGCTCGCCACGCACGACGCCGAGCGCCTTGTTCGTGGAGCCTGCGCCAGCTGCGATCGGGTTCTCGCGCGCGTCGTTGAGCGCGTTCTTCAGGTTCTCGGCGACGTCGAGCGTCAGCCCACCCTGACCGTCACGCATATTTGCAAGACGGTTTCGTACTCCGTCAGGCAGGGCCTCGAATAGGTTCTTGTCCTCGAGGGTGTTGATGACGCCGCGAGCGAACAGGCGACCGTTACCGATGGGCGTGTCGCGTCCAAGCTGATCGCGGGCAATTCCCCAGAGCGCGTTCTCGTAGGTGTCGCCACGACGAGCGGCATCGGAGAGGGCCTGCATGACGCGCGCGCCGGCCTCCGGATTGTTGAGAGGCGCAGGCATGTGGCCGCCCATTGCAGCCAGGCGCTGATTGAGCGCGCCCACGGCGTCCTTGTATTGCGAAGCGAGTGCTGCACCGGCGTCACGATGGCGGAGCCACTCCTCGAGGCCTGACTGATTCGGGTCCTGCGTGATCTGGCCGAGCGTCGGGTTATCGACGCCCGCATCTTTCAGCGTGGCGAGGTTGCCGAGGAATCCCTCGGGAATCTCGCCACCCTTGCGGAGGGCCTTGCCGACCTGATCCGTGAGGTATTGCTGAGTGTCTTGGCTGAGCGCGTTCCAGTCAATGCCCTGCTGCTTCAATGTGGCCTGCAGCTGGATCTGGATGTCCTGCGGTTTCGAGGTGATGTTCTTCAGCGCGCGCACGACACCGGCGCCCGCATCGATCAACTTCTGACTGGCAGCGCCGACCGCAGCGCCTGCAGCAGCACCGCCCGCGACCTGCATGCCCTTGTCGCCCCAATAATTCTTGTCGGCGGCGACCGGCTGCGCGGCGCCGGAGGCCGCACCAGCGGCGGCACCACCAGCGGCGGCAGCCGTGAGGCGCCCTGCGCCAGCAGCGATCGCGGCCTTGCTGGCTGCAACGCCGCCGCCGCCCGCGGCGAGGTTCACCGGCGACACGACGTTGCCGATGATGCGTGCGACGTCCCAGCCTTCCGGCGGGTGGTAGTCGGCTTCGCGCGCCTTCACGTAATCGCTGACGGACTGCGCAAGGCCGGTGTCGCCAGCAAAGCCTGGGAGATTCGCGGCTGCGCCGGCCCTGGTGATGAGCTGCGCGGCGCCGAACATCGGGTCGGTGATGCCGGTGCCAATGCGCGAGGCGACGCTGTCGGCCTGCTGTTTGGCCTGCGGTGGCGGCAGGTTCGCGAAAATCTGCTCGAGCTCCTGCTCGGTCGGCGGTGAGTCGCCCTCGAGGACGACTTGCCGCCCGCTCTGCTGGTCCTGGACCGTGTAGCGCGGCATCAGTGGGCCACCACGACGAAGCGGCCGACCTGTTGCGGCTGTGTTTGCGCGCTCTGCGCGACGCCGCGGGCCAATGGCTTGCCGCCGGCCTTGAGGCTCACGCCGCTGAAAAAGTTGCGCACTTTCTCCAGCTCATGCTCCAGAGATTTGTCGTCCTGCAATGGGTCGAGGTTCGCAATCGAATTCGCAAGTGCCGCCAGCTCTCGTTCGCTCGTTGAGCCGAGGCCAGACGCGCCAGTCGGCGACGACCGCTTCATGTCCATCAACTTGTCCAGGGTGAGCATGGATTTCAGCGTGTCGATAGCGCGAACCTTCGCGGCCGTATCACCGGTGTTATCCAAGGACGCGAGCCTTCCGAAAATCGGGCCCGTAACGCCCTTAGGCACCGCTTTCAGAACTTGATCGATCTGTTCATTGACCATGCCGGCCGATTCAATCGTCTGCTGGTTCGCATCCGCCATCGCCTTCGCCTTCTCGGAGACCTTAGCGTTCTCTTCCTGAGTTTTCCGACCTTCATCGGCGTTCTTGCGCGCATCCTCGCGCCGCGCGAGCTCCATCTGCTGCGCGGTCTGCATGATCTTGAGACGCTTGTCCTGCACCTCGAGGCCCTTCAGCACGGCCTCGTTCTGCTGCGCGAGCAGGTCCTTCATGTCGCCGGCCATGATGATCCGCGAGCGCGCGCGCAGCGTCTGCTCGTCGGGCGAGAGGCCGATCATTTCGCGCAGCTTCGTGGTGTCCTGGCCCTGCCCATCTTTCTCACGGATCGTCGAGGCGAGGAAGCGATTGCGCTCGGCGGGGTCCTTGATATCGAGCAGCGCCTGGTAGGTGCGCGAGGCGTCCTCGGACTGCTTCGACATCGTGCTGAGCGCGCTCTGGTCGCGGATGTTCGCGATGTTGACGGCGAACTTCGCCGCCTCCGGGTCGAGCCGGTTCAGCCTCATCAGCGTCTTCAGGTTCTCGGGCTGCGTGAGGATGTTCAGTCCGCCGCTGGTGTTCGCCACCTGGTCCGTGAGGCCTGCGGCCTCGAGCTGCTGCTGTTTCTGCTCGTGCTGTTGAGCGATGCCGAGCGCAAGGCGCAGCGAGCCGGAGAGGTCCGGCACCAGTGAGGCGCCGTTATAGTCAGGAATGGGCATAGCGCTCCTTCAGCTCGTCGGTGAGCGAGGGGTAATCGATCGCGAGGAAGCCGGCGACGCGCGCCGTGTGCTGCGGGAAGTGCCGCTCGACTTCCTCGGCGTTGAAGCCGATCGACATCTTGCCGATCTTGTCGGAGAGGCCGTCGATCCAGTCCCACTCATAGAGCGTTAGTGGCCCGATCTTGCCGATGGGCTCCATGTTCTGCTTGAGCCGCGGGTCGGAGAAGAAGATCGCGGCGGCCGCGAGTCCGGTCTGGATCAACTGCTGCGTGCCAGCCGCCTGCGCCTGCTGCCCGCCGATGACGCCCTGCGCCAATGCGGAGCCCTGCTGGGTCAGCAGGTTGCCGATGTTCGCGCCGGTGCTGGCACCGAAGGCGCCCTGGTTCACCGCGGCGTTCTGCCCGGAGTTCGCGAGGTCGCGCGTGCGCCCGAACAGCTGGTTTTCGATCGCCATGGCGAGATCGGTCGGCACGTTTGCCGCCTCGCGCAGCGCAAGGCCCGAGCGCGTGAGGCCGCCGGCGGCGAGTTGCTGCTGAACGGTCTTCATGCGCTGGTCGACGAGCGGCTGCAGCGCTCCGCCGGGGCTCAGCAGCGCCTTGATGCGGTCGGCGAAGCCCTCCGGAGAGGCGCCAGAGACTTCGCCAGGCAGCGCATTGGTGCCGGCCTGGATGAAGGGAGCGAGTGCCGCACGGATGGCGTCGAACTGCCGACGCTGTTCAGCGATCGCCGAGCCAGCGGATGACGCCTGGGCGTTCGCCGCGGCTTCGGCCGCATCCTGACCGCCTTTTCCGCTGTCGAGCAGTCCGGGGCCCAGAACCTTGTGCAGATCACCCATTGCGCACCTCGTAGACGTTCAATTCGCCCATGGATAGCTCCTCGTTCTTGCGCATCCCGAGCGCGCGGCACATAGCCGAGGCTCGCCGATGCTCTTTTGAATGCGCGGTCCTGATCAGCTTCACGCCGCTGGCAAACAGGTACGCGAAATGCTCGCGTACCAAAGTTAATGAGCCCTTGCCGACGTCGCCTGGCAGCAGGCAGCCATGCATCTCGGTCAGGTGCTGGCGTACCAAGTACGCGATGAAACCGCGGCCGAGTTTCAGGTAGTGCGCCGCATCGCCACAGGGCGGAACGAAGTCCGGCTTCTGCGCGCGCTCGAAATATGGCGCAACGGCCGGATGCCGCATCACCTCGAGCACTCGTCGAAGTGAGGTCTCGCGCTCGATCATCCGAGGGTCAGTTCGTCACCGAAGAGCGTGAGGTTCAGCGCATTCGCGGCGCTGCCGAACGCCTGGAAGATTTCAGCGGCATCCATGACCCAGTAGCCATAGAGGTCGATGTAGTCGTTGGCCGGCACGGCCTTGGCCGTCGCGATCTCCGTGCCAGCGGCATCGGCGCCGATGGATCCGGTGAAGCCGGCCGCAGCGTTCGTCACATTGGCCACGTGGATCTGCCGGATGATCGTCTTCGTGCCGGCCGGGACGGTGTATTTCGTCGCGGCCGCGCCGGACAGCAGCCCTGGTCCCGCGAGTCGCTTTGCGGTCTTCGCCATGTCGGTACTTCTCCTTGATTAACGGACCACGAACATGGGCTCGACCTGATCCTCGTCGCCGCAATCCATGTGCAGGTGATTGGTGATCTGCACCGTGGTATGCACCACGGTCACTGGCGGCATCAGCGCCTCGACGTCGTTGTCATCCGAGCTTTCGCCCTCTACCAGCTGCTGCTGGTTGGTGACGGACGTGATGCTGGCCGCGTTGGTGCCGATCTGCGCGATCAGGTCGTCGATGAACTTCTCCCACATTTCCGACAGCCGCACGCGGCCATCCTTGCCGACGACGCCGATCGGCTCGCCATAAGTCGGGCGCGAGTTGATCGTCATTGCGCGGTGATCGAATCAGCGGCGATCTCGACGTCGGTCGTCGTGTACCACAGCAGGCCGGCGTAGCCGTCGAAGCGGCCCAGCCCGCCGATCGGCTGCCAGCGCAGACGCTGGTCGTAGTTGCCGACCACGCTCATCGAGCGATAGCTCGGGTTCGACCACAGCTTGCCGTTGCGCGATAGCGACAGGCCGACCGTGCCGGCGCCCACGCCCTGCGCGACGCCCAGCTCGACATAGGCCAGTGTAAAGACGGCCTCTTCGCCGGAGCGCGCGTAGGTCAGTATCTTGCGGGCGAACTTGCCGGCCGTATCGGCGCTGGCATCGTCGAGCGTGTTCAGCGAGTCGGTGCCCTGCACGTACCAAGTGCCATCGAACAGCAGCGCGTTGAAGAAGTCCCACGTGCCGCGCTCGAGCAGCGTCCGCAGGCCGTTGTCGACGAAGCTCCACTCGCCGCCCTGCAGCAGCAGCGTCAGGTTCGGCAGACCGAATACGTAGCAGTCGGCTCCGCGCCAGTTGAAGCGCTGCGCGGTGATGGCCGCGAGCTCGGCGGGCGTGTAGTCGCGGTTCAGCAGTTCGTTGATGACATCAGGCGATACGAGCTGGGCCGTGCCCTCGCTGAACAGGAAGATGCCGTAGCCGTTGCCCTTGTCCTTGCCGACGAAGAGCAGAGAATCCTTCGTCTTGATCTTGGCGCCGACGTAGCCGACCTCGATCTGCGCGTTGTTCACGCGCTGGAACGGCGCCGTGTCAGGCCCGACGTCGCGGAAGCGCTCGATGGAGTCGGCGCCCAGGGCGAAGATGTCGTTGCGGATGTTCTCAATGGCCTTATTGAGGTCCGGCAGGCTCTCGGCGTCGAAGAACGACAGCGAGCCGATGGCGCCGGCATCGCCGACGTCGCTATAAATCAGCGGGCCTCCGTCCGCGGGCACGAACACGAAGCGGCCGTCGATCTCCGTCACGTCGATGCAGGCCGGCAGGTCAGGGTCTGCGATCGCCGTCAGCACGCCGGCAGTCGTCAGCGTGTAGTTGCCGCCAGCGACGCCGGTGACGATGGCCATCTGCGTGAAGCCGGCGGCGAAGCGCACGAGGTCTGCGCCGAGGATGGTGCCGACTTCCGTGAGGACCGCGCCGGCGCGCGAGTAGAGCTTCGTGCCCCAGATCGCGTAGTGCGTGCCGTTGAACTCGAACTGCCCGCGCGGCGCGCCGAGCGTGGACACGAGCTGCGTCACCGCCGGACGGCTGATGATGCGGCCGCCGACGTTCATCAGGTTGTGCAGGTACTCCGTCTGCTTCGGGACAACCTTCGAGCCGCGGATGCCCTTAGGAAGAGGAATCTGCATCGAGGTCCTCTCCGCCGAAGAAGGTCTGCGCCTGCTGCCCGCGAGTTGATCCGGCGCCGCGTGGCAGCAACTTCGAAGGCACCAGGCTCGGGATGCTCACGCTCTGGTAGCGCGCGCGCAGGCGCTCGCCGGTCTTGGTGGCGAGCATCTTCACGTCGTCCGGTACTGGCACGCGGCACAGCGGGCCCATCTGGACGGCGAGAATCGCCGCGAGTGCGGTGGTAGCGCCGCGCTGTTCCTGAAGATCGTCGCCGGCCTCATCGGGTATCAGCGTGCAGGTGATGCCGTGCTCGCCGTCTGATTCGGTGGCAGGGCTGTCCTGCGATGCGTTCAACGCATAAGTGAAGCTGTCGGCGCCCGGTACGGTGGCAATCGTGACGCGCCCGTTGTAGGCTGACTGGCTGGCGCCGGCGATCACGACCGTCTGGCCGGCGGTGAAGCCGTGTGCGGTCAGCGTCACCGTGGCGACGAGGCCCGAGCTCGTGACGCTGATCAGCGAGCCGAAAAAGACCTCATCCGAGACGAGGCCCTCAATCAGTCCGACCAGCTCATCGAAGCCGACCTCGAACAGCTCCGGGTCGGCCGGATTCACCTCGCTGTGCGCGCCGACGAGGTTCAGCGCGCGCGCGACGATCTTCGTGCAATCCGTCATGGGCTACTCCGCTCGCCTACTTGCGCTTCCGGCCTTCGGCTTTGGCGGGAACCGGCGTCGGCGCGGGCTCAACTGGAACCGACTGCGGCTCGACCTTGGCGACCGCCTTGATCGACGCCCGAAAGCCCTTGGCCTCGAGCGCTTCGTGCTCGGCGGGATCCTTCACGACGACGTAGAACAGGGCCTTGCCGTGCACCGGCAACGCGCCATGCTTGGCGTCGTCGCGATAAAGCATCTTCGGGTAATCCTTCGATTCGGCCACGAAGCTCTCCTGAAATTGGGGTGTGAAAAGAGGAAGGGCCCCGAGATGGGGCCCTTTCCTCCGTTACCGCTTTGCTGCTTCCGGCTTTAGCCGAACGCCGTCGCCTGGTTGGGCAGGTAGATGCCCGCCATCTGCGGCTCGAGCACGTTCGCCGACACCCAGCACGTGAGACGGTACTTCGCGCTCAGGTCATCGATGCTGCCCTGACGCGCGAAGATGATCTCGATGCCGGAGTCGGTGACTTCGCGAGTCACCGCAACCGTGGGTCCCAGATCGTCGATCGCGAACTTGCCCTGGAAGAGCGTCACCGCACGCTTCACCCAGAAGATCGACGGCGACTTCGTCGCGCTGTTGAGGCGCGTGATGGCTGCCGTGTCCGCCGGGGTGGTCGTGACGTTGCCGTACTTCTTGAACGCCGACGCCGCCTGGTCGACCGGGATGATCGCCGGGCTGATGACCAGCGCACCGGTGCCGCCGCCCGAGATGACGCGGAACGTCTGGAGACGGCCCGTGTCCTTCTTCGAGATCATGCCGACCGAGTTGACGCCCGCGATCGTGAAGCAGTCGCCGTTGGCCATCAGGTTGTCCGACACGTTCAGCGTCATGTAGCGGTTGTCCGCTGCCGAGCTGTTGGTGCCATCGAACACCGTCGGGGTCTTGCGCTGGTTGGCGCCGAACACCGCCGTCACGGGATCCGCCGCGCCGGTGAGGCTGGTGATCACGTTCGACTGCAGCGTCTCGAAGCCCGCCACCGAAGGCAGGATCGACCGCTCGTAGGCGTTCATGACGACGTCCGTGCCGCCCGGAGTGCGGGCAGCCAGGGCATTCGCCATCATGCGAGCCATCGACGGATTCAGCGCCAGGGCGCGCTCTTCGCTGACGTTCACCTCGCGCTCGGCAAGCGCGGTTGCGCCCTTCGCCAGGTGCGAGTAGTCCGTGAAGTCGCTCGTCTCGGTGCAGACCAGCGAGCCGTACAGCGACACCTTGTCGCTGACCAGCGAGTCGATCTTCGTCGAGAGCGCCTGCGCCGCTGCGACCGCCGCCTTGTCACGCCGGCGCGAGTCGTTGAGCTCCTGCGCGTTCAGTGTGAAGGGGTGGTTGAGCACGTCGCCGTCCGCCAGGGTCATCGGAACCGTGAGTTCCGTGATGTCCTTGTAGGTGCCGGTGACGTCGCGACCGGTCGTCACTTCGCCGATCATCGGGACCGGGCGCCGGATCGTGAGACCCGAGTGCTCGACATCCTCCATGCTCGGCGTGAAGACGTCGCAGTTGCGAGCCGTGAGGTTCGCGTTGTTGAAGCCCTCGATGACCTTCTCGAAGAAGATCATCTGGGATTTGGAAAATCCGTTTGCCATTGGTCAGGTTCCTTGTATCAGTTGAGGGAGATGCCCTTGCGCCGGCACTCCTCCTTGAACGCAATCACGTCCTTCATCGGCCGCTTGTTCGCGTGGACCTCCTCGCGCATGCGCTCGAGGGCCTTCTGCGGGTCGGTGGTCGATGAGGTTGGGCGTGCGTCGGAGGCGCTGTCGGGCTGGGGCGCTTTGCCACGGGGCTTGAGCGTCAGCTTCGATGCGTACTCGGTGAGGTTCTTGATCGCGCGGACCGGGGTCTTCTTCAGGTCGCTGGCAATCTCCGCCAATTTCTTGGGGTTCTTGCCGAGCGCATACATGACGACCTCGGAGTTATCGAACAGGCTGATGATGTGCTGAGCGGCATCGCGGCCAATGGCCGTGATGACCTCGTTCTCCGCCGCCTCGAAGTCCGGCGCTTTCAACTTCGCCGCACGTCCGTAGTAGGCATCGAGTGCCGTATCGTCCTGCTCGACGTCGGCCTGGGCCTGCGCCGGTACCGTCTTGCGGATCGTCTCCGCCGCGGTCACCTGCACCTGCTCGGCCACCCAGCCACGCATCGCTGCTTCGTGCGCCGCGTCGTCCGCGAAGTTCTCCCGCTTGGGGAGTGGCTTCGGTCCGGCGTCGGCCCGGTTCCGCTGCTCGAGCTGCATTCGCAGCAGCTCGTTCTCGGCGGTCAGGGCCTCGGCGCTCTTCACAGCTTCGCGCTGCCTGGCTTTCCACTTCTGCTTTGCCTTGATGTGCGCAGACACGCTCATCAGGCCGCGATCAGAGCCGGCGGGAGCTCCTTCCTCAACGACCTCGAAGCCTTCCTCACCTTCGGCCTGCTGCGCTTGCTGCTGTTCGCCTTCGGCTGCCGCGCCCTGCTGCTGCGCTTTGCCCTCGGTCGACTGCTGCTCCTGCTGCTGGCCTTCGATGATCTGCTCTTCGGTCTTTTCCGCCACTTCATTGCCCATGGTTTTCCCTCGTTTGGTTCGAGTACGCCTGAAATCGTCAGGACGACAGCCTTTCTCCCGGGGCTGAGCCGGGCCTTCCGATTACCAGCGGAGGGCTACTGTGCTGAGACCAAGCGCAAGCGCGGGCGCGGTGGCGCCTCGGGCTTGTCCTGCTGAATCTGGGGCTGCAACTGCTGATGCGTGGACATCGCGGTCTCGCGCGCCTTCGCCATGTTGAGCGCGGCCGTCGCAAGGTTCGCCTGGGTGCGGCTGTCCTTCTCGTGGATCGTCGACACGCGCTCGGCGGCCTGCATGCGCTGGTTCTGCGCCATCGACTGCATGAGCTGGTCCTGCGAGTTCGGCTGCCCCTGCTGGGCCTGGGCCTTCTGCAATACCTGCATGTCCTCCGGGGTCTCCGGCTTGCGCACGCCCTGCAGCAGCATCTGCTGCCGGATGTAGTCCTTGATGTCGTCCATGCCCTGCGTGGGCAGGAGCTCGATGATGCGCATCATCACCACGCGCTGCAGCGGATCGGTCGGATCCATGCTGCGCACGATGTCCTTGAGCGCCTCGACCGACTGCTCGCGCTGCGTGTGATAGCTAGGGCCGGTGTCCGGCACCACCTCGAAGCGGCCCTTGCTCGGGTCGTTCGAGTACGTGATCTGGCCCTGCTTCACGCCGACCTGCAGCAGTTGGCGGCGCTGCATGTCGCCGGCCTGCGTGACGACGTTGATCGAGCGCGTGCGCTCGGCATACACCTCGGCGGCGATCCAGCGGAATACCTCGCCGGCATGCCGCATCGCCGTCTTCACGTTGTCGAAGATCGGCTGCGTGTTCATGTCGACGCGCTTCAGCACGGCGTTGATCGCCTTACCGCTTGCCTGCGGGTCCGCGATGTCCTGCGGCGCGCCGCCAGTGCCCTGCTGGATCAGCTCGCGCACGGTGTTGAGCAGCTGCTGCGCCGAAGCCGCCTGGCTCGCGCCTGGCAAGAAGCCCAGCGGGCCGGCCTGCTCAAGCTGCCCGGTCTCCGGGTGGCGCAGCGCGCGCGCAAGCAGGTACGGATGCTGATGGCGATCCTGCGACCATACCTGCTTCACGCCCTCGACCTGCGCCGGGTCGAAGATCGGCTTGTCCTCGGTCGCGCTCGCTGCGGATTCGGCCATCAGCGAGGCAGCCATGTTCAGCAGGCGCTGGCCGTCCATCTTCTTGCGGATCACGCCATGCCAGTGGTCGACGCCGTCAATGTGCGCGACGTAGCCGTACACCGGAATCACCGGAATGTATCGTCCCGCGATACGGCGCTCATCCTCGAGCACCTCGCCGCCGCAGAAGATCGTGCGGTAGACGTTGCGCTTGCGGATCTTCTTCTTCGACAACTGCACATAGCCGGCGGCCTTGAGCTCGCCTTCCTCGTTCTTCAGATCCTTGGCGCTGACCTTGACGATGTCTTCGGTCTCCGGATGGCCGAAGGTGTAGAGCACGTCATCCTCGACGCGCACCTCGTAGCGGATCGCCTCGTAGACCAACTTCGGCGCGGTCCAGTTGAAAATGCGCCGGTCGGTCGGCCGCATCGACGAATCGTTCTTCGCATCCGGGTACTTCGTCTTGAAGCCTTCCGGCGAGTGCGGGATCAGAATCGTGCAGCGCTGCGCGTCCGACTTGTCGCGCTTGCGCGCCGACGAATCCCAGATCACCGTCGCGTAGGCATTGGCGAGCTCGCTGAAGCAGACGCACTGGTCCTCGTTGTCCGGATCCTCTTCGTCCTCATACTCGGTCGCCAGGTGGAAGGCGCCGACGCCGCAGGCCATGGCTTCGAATACCGCCTGGTCGATCGATGTCTGCCCATTGCGTCGCCGCAAGTCGCGGCGGAACAGGCCTTCGAGCAGCTCGGCGTCATCGTCGGTGCTGTCATCGTCGTCCGGCACGTACGTCACGCCGATGCGGTTCTCGGTCCACTGCGCGTACGTGCGGTATAGATACTCGGCTGTCTGGTCGAGCTCGATGCGCGCGCGGTTCTCGAAGGTCGGCTCGAGGAAGCCTTCCCACTGGCCGCCGGTGACCATGGCGAAGCGGATTTCCTCGTTGCTCTTGTCGCGCTGCTCCACCGTCGCGTTGAAGTCCTGGTAGAAGTCCTGCTTGTAGCCCTCCAGCTTCGATGCCTGCTCGTCCGTATCGGCCATGAATCACCTTCGCATCGAGTTGGAACGGAAAGCGTTGAACGCAGCAGGGACGCTGTAGTCGACCGGCTTGGGCGCCTGCACGCGGCGCACGCCTTCGAGGGCATAGCGCAGCGCATCGATTACGTGGTTGTCCTTGTCCTCGAGGATCGGCAGGACTTCCTGCGTCTTCGGGTCGACCTTGTAGCGGTACAACGTGAGCTCATCTATCAGGTGCCGGCAGCGCGGGTGCACGACGATGTCGAATGAGCGCAGGAACTCGATGCCTTCCTCGACCGACTTCGCGCCCTTCACGGCCGCGTTGATCCGCGGGAAGCCGTGCTTGCGCATGTAGCTGATCGTCTCCGGCCGGCTGCTGTCGGCGGTGATGAACCACTTGTCCGACTCCGGTACGCGCGCAAACAGGTCAGGCAGCATGTCGATCTCGCAGCCAACCATGTAGGCCTCGTGGTCGATGTAGAGCGTGCGGCCCTGCTGGTAGCAGCGCACCAGCACGCTCGGGTCGACGGCGAAGCCCCAGTCGGCGCCGAGGCGGAACTGCGCGCCAGGCGCCGTCTCGAATTCTTCGATGCGCCAGTTGCGGAACACGCGCGCCTCGCTGCGCTGTTCGTATCCGCCCAGCCACACGTGCGCGTATTTCTCCGGGTCGCGCGAGCGGTCGAACTCCATCTCCGCGCGCAGCACCTCGGGAAACCACGGGTTGTCCTCGAAGTTGGCCTCGACCACGATCGCGTCCGGCGGCCGGCTAGGCCCGCGGAGCAACACGTCGACCGGATCCGTCGCGTCGCCAGGGTTCCAGCTGAACCACAGCTCCGAATTCGGCAGGCGAATCGTCGGCCGGATCAGATCGAGGCTGCGCTGCGACAGGCTCTGCGCTTCCTCGCCCCAGAGGATGCGGAAGCCTTCCAGCGACTTGATGCTCTCGCTGGTGTGGTCCTGCATGCCCTGAAAGATGATCTGACCGCCAGCATTGTCGCCGGTCATCACGCGAATCAACGTCTGCTGCACGTCGAAGTAGTAGCCGACGTTCAGATCCTGAATCTTGTGCTCGAGCAGCTTCTTGACCGACTGCGTCAGCGACTTCTGCACCTCGCGCACGCAGACTGCATCTGTGCCGGGGACGATGATCGTCTCCTGCAGCAGGTGCTCAGCGAAGAAGTGCGACTTGCCGGAACCGCGGCCGCCGTGGGCGCCCTTGTAGCGCGACGGAACCAGCAGGGGCTGGAAGGCGCGCGCGACCTTACGATCCAGCTCGCGGGTCGACAATCGTCACCTTGACTGCGCCGACCAGCTGCACCGGGCCGCCATCAGCTCCGGTGATCGACTGCGCCGGCTTGCCCTCGATGCGGTCCGCGATCTCGCGCACGGCCCACTGCTGGCCTTTCATGCCGGCGCTCACCAGCTTGGCCGCGACCTTCTCGAGGCCCTTCTCCGCGGTGCCTGCGCCCTTGGCGCGGGCAAGCGCGCGACGCAGTGCCTGCGTGAACATCTTGCCCTTCGCGGCGTTGTCGTTGTCGGGCTGACCGCCACGCGAACGAGCCATTCGATTTTTCCCCTAAATCCCTGATTCCGCTGATGCCGCTGATGCCTGGTCGTTGCGCAGATGGCCGCTGCTGGTATGTGCAGCGGCCTCCGGATTCACCATCAGCTCGGTCTGCGCATACAGCAGCAGCGCTACGATCGCAGTGGCGATGACCTGCATGGACGCAAGCGCGAGCAGCGCCCATGCCATGCGACGGTCAGCCTTGCGCGCCATGGCTCAGCTGTGCGGCGAAACGTCCGGGCCCTGCGACGCTGGCTGCACCAGCGGACCCCTAGCCGTCACGCGGCCCCAGAGCGCGATCAGCAGACCGACCACCTGCACGAGGTCATCGGCGAAGCCGCCGGCGTCGATCGAGATGCCATGCTTCGCGAGTAGCGGCGCGACGACAGCGATGAGCAGGCCCCAGATGGTCTTGCTCGTGAGAATCGACTTACTGTCCATCGTGGTACTCCTCAATTGGCCGGCGAGATGCCGGTGACTGGATGAACCTCCCAGGCGGTTGCGCGCCAGAGCCGCTTCGCGTGGCCCGTGTGCACGGCGTTGTCCCAGTGCTCTTCGTCGAAGAACATCCAGCCGTCGACGGTGACGCGCTTGCCCTTGAGCTTGCGCAGCTGCGCGACCGTGCCGACGCTCGGCTGGAAGGCCGGCGTGACCTCGACGATCAGCCCGTTCTTCGGGTCGTCCTTCGGATGCAGCCCCAGAACGATGTGCACGTCGCGCGCGGACGCCGAGTGGCAGTTCGCCGTCTCGAGGCCGCCGCGCTTCACGAGCAGCACGTAGCCGGTGAGGTGCGCGCCCTGGCTGTCCTTCCAGCGCTCACGGTCATTGCCTGGCGCGAGGATCGCCTCGAGCGTGATGCTGGAATCGATGCCAGGCGCGAGCGTGCGGTTCTTCATCTCGTCGAGCGCCCATAGCCGCTGATCCGGCGAGTCGCCGTGCGGAGGGCACACAGCCGCCGCGGCGAGCAGCGGCAGCGCCAGCAGGATCGCCGCTATGCGCGCTTGCATAGACGGAACGCTGCGCTGGGAGCCACGGTGGAGCGCTCCGTGGCCGGAGGCGTGATCGTGTTCGCGCCCGCAACGAGCGTCGTGCCGCTGATGGCCGTTGCTCCTGGCGCTGTGCCGGCCGTCGTCACGAGGTTCGTTCCGGTCACGCTGTACGTCGGACCGGCTGCATCGGTCGTGTTCGTCGCGCGCCCGGTGCCGAGCGTTGCGCCGGCGGTGCCGCTCGCTGCCTGCGCCCAGAGCGAGTAACCCTGATAGGTCGTGACCTCGGTCCAGCCGGAAGGACATGTGGTCTTGTACGACAGCATCAGGATGTTGGCCGGGATCCCGACGTTGGTGGCGCCCGTGTAGGCCTGCGGATACGCCGAAGCGCAGAACAGCAACGCGAAGGCGCAAAGCATGGCGTTCTTCATCAGAGGGCTCCCCAATAGAAGGTGGCGTGAACCGAGGCCGTCTTCGTGAGGCAGCCCGTCGAGCTGTAGACGACGGTGATGCCGGTCGAGAACGCCACGGGGAACTGCAGCCAGTTGAACGGATTGCCCGAGCTCGCCGCGATCGGCACGCAATACGCCGGCGTGACCGCGCCGTCTCCTGGTGCGCTGGTCGCGTTGAAGACCATCAGGAATCCGGCGTTCGTGTCGCTGGTGACAGTGAGCCAGAACAGGTTCCCTGCGCTGGCCTTGATCACGTGACTCGATTCGAGCGCAGTCGAGTTGCCTGGCGCGACGCCTTGGGCCGTCGGCGAGCCGCTCTTGATATTGATGTCGAGCGCGTTGCTCGTGACCGTGACGTCCTGCTTCGTGTTCGTCGTGCCGGTCGAGCGGCCCCAGAGGGTGCCATCGCCGACGCGCGGGAAACCGTCGTTGACCTGGTCGAACGCATAGCTCGCGCCGAAGAACGCCGGGAACGCCAGAACGACGCCCAGCAGCAAGGCCGCGATGCGGCCGCGATTGTTTTTCATTTGGCAATACCTTCCCGCCGGTGTCTCACCGGGATTTCAGAAATGGGGTTACGTCAGGTCCGTCTGCGGAGCGCTATCCAACACTAGCTGCTGCTGTTGTATAGCGCGCGATGCTTCGATTTCTTTCTGCAGGTTCGCGAGGGCGCGCCAGGCGACCTTCGTCGAGTGGCGCACGTTGTCTGAGTCAATGGTTCCGGCGTCCAGCAGGTGGCGCGTCAGCGCGTCGAGCTCGTCACCGGATTTGCTGCGGTCCCAGTGAAGCGGCTTGCCCGGGTTGTGCTGGTCGTTCCCGATGCGCGAGAGCTCGGCGACCGCCACCAGCGCATCCGGGAAATAGCGCAGCACGCCACTGAATAGCGGCAGCGCCTTGCGCTCCTTCGCATCCGTCGGCAGCGCGACTACCTGTTCGCCCATTGCCACTTGATCCGATTGAAGATCCGCCGCAGCACATACGAGCGCACGAGCGAGATCGCGGTGAAGACGAGGCCGATGTTGAAGGCCACGCGCGCGGTGAGCGCATCGAAGCCGAATATCGGCAGGATGAGCATGTTGGCCATCCAGTTGATGCTGAAGCCGACGACGATATTCGCCACGGCCTCCATCACCGAGCCGAGCTTCGACTGGCCGCTCATACCGTCACCGCCTGGTTGCAGTAGTCGATCGTGTCCTGATCGAGCACGCTGACCAGCTGCGGCCACAGCAGGCGACCGCGGACGAAACGCAGCACCACAAACCCGCTGCGCCAGTTGCGCGGGTTGTCCTCCATGTAGTTCAGGAACTGCGGGCCGTTGGGCTCCGCCAGCGTTCCGGTATCGACGCCCCAGCGCGTGCCGTTGTAATCGTCAAACGGCGTGACCTTGAGGCTGTGTAGGTGCCCGGTGACCGTGGTCTTGCCGGAGTTCACCGTGTTGTTGTGCGTCGCGTGAATCCCGCCCTTGTAGCGGTGCTTCACCACGACTTCGTCATTGATCCAGACCGACCAGCACGGGCGCCAGCGCGGGAAATGATCCTTCAGGTGCACGCCGTGCATCTGCGCGTACTCGGGCGCCACC